ACCTGACGGAAAGGTTGTACCTGTGTTCGGAGACTGGGAAAGCTATGGTAATCCTAACAGAGAAGGATTGATTGAAGACATGGATTATAGGATCTTCCCATTGGGAGACGGAACCTATTCACTAGACACTGGGGAGATGGAGAGCGAAATGAGCAGGGACGACAGCAGAAAAGTTGCTATGGAAGCCCAGGGCGGCCAAGGAGCATCAAGAATGGAGGACCTTATGGAAAAGCTTAGCGACTACAAAGGAATGGGACAGTCTCCAAACGGAAGAATGCGACCATATAAGCGACAATGAGGAAAGTAACGGACCCTAAAAAGAAAGCAACAGGCGCTAACAAGAATCTTTCCGCTTATTCTGGATGGACGACTGAAGCACCGACAGCTCAAGAAGCTATTTCATTAGCCAGGAGAAAGTCTTTAGTCACGACAGACAAGTTAGGTCCAGCCACTGGTAAGGCTAAACACAAGTTAGTTGCTATTACAGACCCAAAGACAAAGAAAACCTTTTATAGGGTTTACTCTAACAGGTAGTGGGTAGTAAAAACTACTTCAATCCGAGGCTTAAGCGAATTAACCCTGCGTATATTGCAGAGAAAAATAAATTCAATGAGGTTAAGCAAAAATCTAACGCTAAAAGAAGTGGTGAAGTCAAACACCGCGACAAGAAAAGGGATTGACAACACCCCTGACCAGTGGGCAATCAATAACCTACAGGCTGTAGCTGACCATATATTCCAACCAGTACGCGATCACTTCGGCGTACCTATCGGGGTTACCTCTGGTTTCCGATCAAAAGAATTAAACAAGGCGATAGGGGGGAGCAAGTATTCTCAGCATATGATTGGGGAGGCTCTTGATATAGACGCCGATATGTACGGGAAGGTAACTAACTCGGAGATATTCGACTTCATAAAAAAGAACCTAGAGTGGGATCAGATGATCTGGGAGTTCGGAGATGACGAGAACCCCGCATGGATTCATGTGTCATTCAAAGAAGGTGGCGGTAACAGATGTCAGGTCAAGCGAGCCTACCGAGATGAAAAGGGTATCCACTACAGGGTGTTGTAAAAACGCTGTACCGCTAGCCTACCTTTCTGCGTCATCGCATAGCGAACTCTGTAGTTATATTTTGTCTCATCACGGAACAAGTGATCCTCTAGCGTCTGAGACGGTGTAAGCTTATCGAAGTGTTTATATAGGTACCCACTAGACACAAGGGGGTATATCATTCTATCAGCTAGGTTCTTCTTGTACATACCGTAGTTCTCTGCTACCCACGCTATAGTGAAAAACTCCAAATCGTAAACGAACAGCATTAAATTAAGGTAAGACCTAGTAAGGTCTGGGTTGCTATCTAAGAAATCATCCGTAGCACTACGTAGATTCTTTAAGTAATTGCTCTTTACGTACCTTTCTGGTAGCTTCGAAACTTCTCGAAACAATCTTGTTTTTTTAACGCTTGACCTAGGCATGTGTATTGTGTCGTATATTTGACTTAAACAAATTTACATAATGAACCCGAAAGACACCCTCTTCTTTGCCGAAATGTATTCTCTCGTCAAAAAGATGGAGGAGACAATTGATGAGTTCGAAATGAAAGATCGCACCCTAGCCTCTATAGTCGTTGGAGTTATAGACTTCGAAGCTGTAGAAGATGGAGATGAAAGCGCAGAGATGAAAACAATGTACAGCTTTAACCTAGAAAGTAGAGCAGAGCTAGACACACTGAAAGAAGTAATGGATAGCGCATATCAAGAAAACGATTCATTAGACGATCTCTTGGGTGATTTGGGCATATCCCGAAACTAAAATGGAAGGACTTATTAGAAAGATTGTCGTCGGCAAGGAACCGAAAGACGGCATGGCTTATTACATAGGCATGAAAGCTGGAAGAGGACAGGTTTCCGCCATACTAGAAGATGATCATTACCTGCATAAGTTTGGTAAGAGAAGATATCTTGTATATATTGAGAACGATGAAGGTACCTTGCTATGGAAATCTATAGACGAGATGCCCTGTATGCTTGAATTTGACTTGAATTTTTAATTGATGAGGACATTTGACTTATTTATTGTCAAGCTAGACAAACAGCTTGATGATAAGATCACGACCCCTGGAGGTCTTGAGCTTTTTATAGACACTAAATTCAATGAGTTTGAAAACAGAATTCAAGAAGGCCCCGTTGTGGCGGCGCCTTTCAAGCACGATACAGGGGTTGAGGTTGGGGACACTCTTTATTTTCACCACCTCGTGGTTCTTAACGAAGGCCAGGTACTTACTGGAGAGCCTAATCACTATACTGTTCGCTTTGATCCAGAGCACACTATTAATAATCAGGCTATTGCTTATAAAAATCAGCACACTGGGGATATACGCCCTCTTGCGGGTTGGAGCCTTCTTGAGCCAGTCGAAGAAGAGGAGGTTCAAGAGTCGGACACTATCGAATTGGTTAAACTATCAGAGGTCCCTGTCACAAAAGGTCGTATCGCGTTTGAGGCTCCTTGGATTAATGAGATAGGAGCTAAAGCGGGCGACATAGTAGGATTTCGCAAGAACATGGACTATCGAGTTAACATTGATGGTAAGGAGTATTATCGAACCCGCGCAGAAGATTTGCTATATGTCGAAGTCTAAATTCACTACTGTAAGCGCCGCTAGAAGACTCATGCAAAGCATGGAGATAGCTATCAATAATATGATCGAGGAAGTCAAGAAGCCAGTAGACCCCGAAGCGGGGGGCTCTGCGCGTAAGGCCGAGCTCCAATCCATAAAGCAAACTGCTATCGACTGTAAAGAGCTTTTGGTGGAGCGACAGAGACTAGAACAAATGGTTAAAGAACTAAACGACAATGGAGAAATTGAAAAAGACAAAGACTACTCAGGAGGATTCGCAGAAAGGTTCTCAAAATAACCCAAGCGGACTTGTCTATTGGGGTGACTATGACTTTGACAATCAGACAGTTACAAGCTGTCACCTAGAAGTTAACTATACGCCCTCGTAGCTCAGCTGGATAGAGCAACAGCCTTCTAAGCTGTGGGTCCTAGGTTCGAGTCCTAGCGGGGGTACCAATTAAATTAAAAACTATGCCTGATCTTATTTGTGAAAAATGTAAGACAGAGAAATCTGTAAGAAGTCTGACCATGAAGTTTAAGAACGGTAGTGTTTACTACCCTGAAGGGCAGTGCGAGTGTGGTGAACAAATGGAGATTAAAAACCCCAAAGAAGGCGTACCTTCGCTGGGTAGAATGAACTCACATGGACAGAGCTACTGATGTCCAATTTAATCGACATAGAAAGTTATGAAGCTAAGGGGATTAAGATCGACCCTAACGGTACAGAAGGAGAAGCTATCGAGCTCCACGGGTTACTCGTGGTCCTACCGAAGAAACCGCGCAAATCGGAAATTCTCTTCTATGATCAACCAAAGAAGCTGCAAATGTGGAAGCGCACACCTATGCCAGAGGAAATGCACAGGATACGCAGTATGGATGAGTGGCTCGAAAAGCCTGCCGAGTTTCGTAACAAGTTTCGTTCTTACATCGAACAAGAGTTTCAGCGTAGGCGCGACGGTGTATGGTTTTACAATAATGGGAAACCTACGTATATTACAGGGAGACACTATATGTTTCTACAATGGTCTAAAATTGATATCGGATATCCATCATACCTCGCTTTCCAAAAAGACATCTTTACTCACATGGCTGCTTGTGAAGCTGACCCTCGTTGTTTCGGTCAGCTTTATACTAAGTGTCGTCGTTCTGGCTACACTAACGTATGCTCTGCTGTCTTGGTGGATGAAGCTAGTCAAGTTAAAGAGAAGCTTCTTGGCATACAGTCGAAGACTGGTAAAGACTCGCAGGAAAATATCTTTATGAAGAAGGTGGTTGCGATCTTTCGCAGCTACCCGTTCTTTTTTAAGCCTATCCAGGACGGTACCACAAACCCTCGCATGGAGCTGGCATTTCGTGAGCCTTCTAAGCGTATTACTAAAAACAATAAAACATCTCAGATTGGTGATGCCCTTAATTCAGTAATTAACTGGAAGAACACCACGAACAACGCATATGACGGCGAAAAGCTACACATGTTATATCTCGATGAGGCTGGTAAGTGGGAGAAACCCACTGACATCAGAGAGGCGTGGAGGATTGAGCGTACTTGCTTGATCGTGGGTAAAAGAGTGGTCGGTAAAGCTCTGGTGGGGAGTACAGTAAACCCCATGAATAAAGGAGGTGAAGAGTACCGAGAGTTATGGGCTGACTCCGATCCTAATGAAAGAAATCAGAACGGACGAACTAGGTCAGGACTATACAGAATATTCATCCCAGCCTATAACGCACTAGAAGGGTTCTTTGATGTTTACGGTAACTCTGTGATTGATGACCCCTCCCAAAACGTACATATACATGGTATAGACGGGGAGGTTATTGATCAAGGCAGTAAGACTTATCTTAAAAACGAGCGCAGCTCCTTTAAAAACGACCCCTCTGAACTAAACGAGATCATTCGTCAGTTTCCTTTTACTGAGGACGAGGCCTTTAGAGATAGTATCGAGGGCAGTCTATTTAATATCGGTAAGATCTACCAGCAAATAGAGTTTAATGAAGATATGTTTCCTAACCCAGTAGTAAAGGGTAACTTCATATGGAGAAAGAAAGACGAAGAGGTTGTTTTCTCTCCAGATCCTAATGGTAGGTTTAGGGTTTCATGGATGCCACCCGATCACCTAAGAAATCAGAAGAGTGACGAGCGAGGCAAAAAGGTGGCCCCTAATTCGCATATCGGAGTAGGAGGTGTTGACTCGTATGATTTAGACGCTACCGTTGACGGCAGGGGATCTAAAGGTGCTCTTCATATGTATAATAAGTTCAGTATGGATGCCCCTTCAAATATGTTTGTTGTGGAGTATGCGTCTCGCCCTGACCTTGCCAGTATATTTTACGAAGATGTATTGATGTGCGCTTTTTTCTACGGATATCCTTTACTTGTAGAGAACAATAAGTACGGTATCGTAAGGTACTTTGAGTCAAGAGGTTACGACGGTTACTTAATGGATCGACCTGATTTCTTAAAGACTGGCAACTCATCTGCTAACGTAAGGACTAAGGGTATTCCATCGAACTCACAAGACGTGATACAGTCTCACGCTCAATCTATCGAAGCCTATATACATGACCATGTAGGCATAAAGGCTGAGACTGAGGAGTTTGGAAATATGTATTTTAACAAAACCTTAGAGGATTGGATTGCGTATAAAATAGACAAGAGGACTAAGTTTGACTTGACAATCAGCTCTGGGTTGGCGCTTCTTGGTGCTCAGAAATCTAAAAAGAAAGAGCGTGTTGTTTCAGACCTTGGCAATAAGAAGTTTTTTAGGACTCACAAGCCTAAAGCCTGGCACTTCTAGTTTTACTATATTTGCATTGGAGTTATAATAACTCAGCTCATTGCAAATGTACAGTAATAACAAAAAATCTAGCTTTCCAGACCCTTTAGCACCTTCTGAGCAAAAACAAAGCAAGGAATATGGTCTTAGCTATGCCAAAGCTGTGTACAAACAGTGGGGCAAGATGGATCAGCATAATTCTATTTTTGGGAATAGAAAAAAAACGTTTGAAAGAAATCGAAGGTACGCAAATGGAACTCAGGACACGGCCATTTACAAGTCTCTTCTCACCTCTTTAGACCCTAACAATGGCGATGGAAGTATGATCAATATTGATTTTACTCCAGTTCCTATTTTACCCAAGTTCGTTCGAATCGTTGTAAACAAAATTCTATCGCTTTCTCCATATCCTAATCTGGAAGCTATTGACCCTCTGTCTTCTTCAGAGAAGGACAAAGAAAGAAGAAAGATAGAAATGATGATACTGGCTAAAAATCAACTAGTCAAGATTGAAGAAAAAACAGGCGTTGTTGTAGGTAAAAGCTCTAGTGAGATACCAGAAACGCTAGAGGAGGCTGAAATATTTATAGGAGAAAACATTAAGTCTTCTTCCGAGATAGCAGCACAAATAGGTACTAATTTGACGCTTGACTGGAATGATTTTAACGACTCTATTCTTAGGAGGTGCGTAAACGATCTCGCTGTTACTGGTATGTCCGTGGTAAAGAGGTCAAATGACCCTAGTTATGGGATAAAAACTGACTACATAGATCCCGTTAACTTCGTTCATAGCTTTACAGAAGATCCAAATTTTTCTGACCTTACTTATGCTGGTCATGTTCGGTACGTTCCTATCCATGAGTTAAAACGCATGGCTGGAGATCAGTTTACCGAGGAGGAGTTTAAGAAGATTGCTCAAACAGCTCAAAAGAAATATGGATACGATTCAGGAAAGCTGTCTCAATCCTCTTACGACAGAGCAAACAATAAGTCTAGCTTTGGTTATGACGAATACATGATTGAGGTGCTTGACTTTGAGTTTATGTCTGTTGATTGCGAGTACTTTGAGAACAAAGAAAGCAGACATGGAAATATAGGGTTTTACTCTAAAGGTGAAAACTACAAAGGCCCTCAAAACTCTGTTTTTAACAGGGAGGTTGTTAAACTAGAGTCTGCTTCTATATATGGAGGTTGTTATGTTTTGGGTACTGATTTTCTCTTCAATTACAGCAAGAAAAACAACATACCTAAAAACGTTCACGACATCTCTAAAACCAACCTGTCGTATTCGGTTTGTTCTACAAACATCTTAGACATGATGCCTAAGTCTATGGTTGATAGCTGCATCGGTTTCGCTGATCAATTACAGCTTACTCACCTGAAGATTCAGCAGGCAGTCGCCAAAGCAAAACCAGATGGCATCATCATTGATATTGAGGGGTTAGAAAACGTTCAGCTTGGAAAAGGCGGGGAATTACAGCCTTTGGACTTACACGACATTTACGAGCAGACTGGTGTGTTCTACTACAGGAGTAAAAACCCAGAGGGGGGGTTCCAAAACCCACCTATTCGCGAAATCGGCAACAGCATTAGAAACGTAAATGAACTGATAGGGCTGTATAACCACTACCTGAAGATGATCCGCGACGCGACAGGAATTAACGAGGTGATGGACGCTTCTTCTCCTAAGGGTGATGCGCTTGTTGGTGTTCGTCAACAAGCCTTAGCAGCAGCCAACAACGCTATATATGATATTACAAATTCTTCTATGATTCTTTACAAGAAGGTTTGTAGCGATATTGTTAAGTGTTTACAGGTAATTCATCCCGACTCTATTCTACACCGTATTTACGAAAACGCTATTGGGGCGGAAAACATGTCGGTTTTGACCTCTTTCCACAATTTATCTATGTACAACTTTGGGGTTCGTGTAGTTAAAGAAATGGAAGATTCTGAGCGTCAGTACTTAGAACAAAATATTCAGATAGCTCTTAGTCAGAAGGAAATAGATCTAGAGGACGCCATAGCTGTTCGTCAGTTAAGAGATATAAACCAAGCTGAAAAGCTTCTTGTTGTTCGTAGAAAAAAGAGAATGGCTAAACAACAACAGGTTGCTATGCAGAATTCTCAGCAGCAAGCTCAGATTCAACAGCAATCAGCTCAAGCATCGTCTGAAGCTAGACAGCAAGAGATGCAAATGGAAGCTCAACTAAAAGCTCAAGAGCTGGAGTTAAAAGCCCAGCTTGAAGCTCAGCTAGAGGAAGTTAAGCACGGGTTTAGAAAAGAGATAGAAATCATTAAGGCTGATGCTATGTCCAACAAGTCTGAATCAGAAAGGCAGTTTAAGTCTCAGATTGAAAACACAAAAGATGACCGTAAGGACGATAGAGTCAAAAAGCAGGCCGTTGAGCAGAGCAAGTTGCTTTCTCAAAGAAATGGTGAGAGAGGGGAATTACCAGAGCAATCGGGAGATATAACATCAGAAATATTAGGATAAGATGGCCACAAAAATAAACTTAGATACATCACAAAGAGTAGATATCACCTGCCGTAAGGGTGATACATTTTCTCTTCGTCTTACGTTGACTGATAACTCAAGCCCACCAGTAGCCTCTTTTAAGAACGCTGATGTATTTAAAATGGAAGTCAGAACCTCTGACCTTGGGGATTCTGACTCAGACATTGTTGAAAATGGAAGTAACACGGACTTTTCTATTGTAAAAACAGCATCATCCACCGACGTAACTGCGGGTTTTGTTGACTTGAGTCTTGCGGCTTCAGTTATGGAAACCATGCCTTCTGGACTTTATGTTTATGACATAGAGCAAAAAGTAGTTAAGGACAATCAAGACCCACCACAAGATCTAGCAGACCCTACTGTAGCTACTTTAATTCACGGAACAATTAAAATTAATGAGGACGTTACTATAACCAGTTAATAGTAAGCTATGCCAATAAGCGTATCCAGACCATCAAGCATAGCTGTATCCAGCTCTAAAGAAGGGGTAATAAACATCTCTGTCGTTACTTCTGAGGAGACCAAGGTGGTTTCCCTCACGACTACTGCTGCCAATAATATTTCTATTGCTGGCGCTATTGGAGCTGGCCCAGCTGGTGCTTCTGGAGCTCAAGGGACTACTGGCGCTCAAGGACCGCAAGGTCCTGCTGGAGCTGCTGGAGCTGCTGGATCTGACGGAGCTCAAGGCGCTCAGGGGCCTGCGGGCGCTCAAGGCCCTGCTGGTGCTGATGGAGCCGCTGGAGCTGATGGTGCTCAGGGACCTGCTGGTCCTGCTGGTGCTGATGGAGCCGCTGGAGCAGACGGAGCGGACGGAGGCCAATTGACTTTTACTCAGAACTATGTGG